GAAGGAACTTCGGTTGTATTCGAAGTAGACGACACAGGCGATGGAGCATCGATTGTCGGCGCGACTCCTGTTGATGGTGGCGGCGCCTCCGGGTTTGCTGCAGCACTAAATACTGCCATCAATTCTAGTGCTCTTAAAATAACCTCAACAAACCCAAGCGGTGGTACAATCGTGCTGACACAGGATGCCGCAGGGTATGAGGGCAATAAAACAATAACACTGAGTGATTCTGCTAACTGGAATGCCAATTGTTCCACTAATGTCCCTGCTCATTTTGAAGGTGGTCGCCTTAATACAATATCTCGTGCTGGTGTTTTTATCAATTCAAAGGGAGTTGTGGCGAATAGCTTTACACTTCAATTTTGGAGAGATGGCTTGATTGACGAAAAAACATTCCACTTTGACCCAACCCAGAATGGCGGTTTTATTAGAAATGTTCTAAATACAAATCCACAAAAACTTGTATCCACAAATCAAAACTCTTCTGAATATTATTTCCTAGGAGAAACTTTTGAAACTGCTGTAAAGCAAACAGTTACTGATACAAAGGGGGGTTCGACTGCCGGAGATCAAGCAGCAATCTTGTTGCCATTAGCATCTGGTTCTGCTTATTGGGCTGAAAATTATAGAGAAGCAACACCTGCAAAAACCGGTTGGTTCTTTAATAGAAACCCTAACCCTACTGGTGATTATGCGGATAATACATTCGATAATAGAAAAAAACTCTTTCGTCTTGTTTCTCTTCATGAAGGAGAGTGGTTCCACAAGAATTATGTTGTGCGTATCACAGATCTTGCCCTAGGAAATACAACTGTGGCGGATTCTAGATTCTCAGTACGTATTGTCAATTTACAAGGAACTGTTGTTGAGGAGTTTACAGACTGTACAGTAAATGAAGACAGCGCTAATTTTATTGGTAAAAAAATCGGAGATCAACGACAAGAATGGAACTCTGATCTTAAAAAATATCAAACCAAAGGACAATATCCTAACTTATCAGATTATATAAGAGTTGAAATGCACTCAGATTGGGAAGATGGCATACAAGATAATTACGCCATACCTTTTGGATATTACGGACCAGCGACACCTAAGATGGTATGTATTGAATCTGGCTCAGCAACTCTAGCTTTGAATTCTACAAATCCGTTTGTCGTATCTGCTACAACTGCTTCTGTGCCTTACGGACACAGTGAAGAATCCAATTCTACAACTGTATGGGCTGACCTTCGAAGATTACACCAATCGGCTTACTTGTCATGGCCTAGTTTACAACTAACGTCCCAAGGAACAAATAATCAACGTGATTACCCAGAAGACGCATTCTTTGGAATAAGACAAGCTAGAAGCAACGATCCGGGTCTAAGTCAAGATCAAGTTTATTATAGAAAAGATTATGTCGATCATTTGAGAGCTTTACCGGCTGGTTTAGATGCCCACACAACCACTGGGCCGTATCTCGCTCCTTCGTTTGTATTCAGTTTGGACAATATTCGTGGAAATAAGATGAACAGTGTATTTTATCATAGCTCTGGGTCACACTACGGTGCTGGTGAGACTACAATTACAAATTTATCTGGTACTGATGGACTTCTCTCTACATTTGGTGTAAAACAATTTGTCGCTCCTTTCTTTGGAGGAACAGACGGAGTTGATATCACTCTTACAGATCCGTTCTCTTCTGCTGTTGTTTTGGACGTTGGCGGAGCAAATGAAAACAATTCTTATGCTTATTACTCTGTTAAGAAAATGATGGATATTGCCAAAGAAGAAGAAATTGTAAAATATGATGTAATTTCAATGCCGGGACTTGTTAATGACTCCCTTCGTTTTGATTTGGTTAATAATACAGCTAAAAGAGGTGATGCTCTAGCTATCATCGATATGGACTCTGGTTTTAAAGCCAAATTTGAAAATAGCGGCACAAAGACACTGGGTACTTCAACTAGCGCAATTTCAGATGCTAAGGCACAAGATTTTGACACCAGTTATGCTGCCACTTACTACCCCCCTGTTAGACTAGCTATGTCAGAGGGCGGAATCGAAGTTCCAGCTTCAGTTGCTGGTATCGGTGTTCTTGCTCAATCTGATGGTGCTGAAGGAAGTGCTCCATGGTTTGCTCCTGCGGGATTCAATCGCGGTGGAATCAAGAAACTTGGTGGAAATCAAGGACCAAGAATTTCAAAAGCAATTGAGAACCTAAATAAAGCAGATCGTGACAAGCTTTATGAAGTTAATATCAATCCAATAGCCAACTTCCCCGGTGAAGGAACAGTTGTATTCGGACAAAAGACTCTGCAACAAACAGCAAGTGCTTTGGATCGTATCAATGTTCGAAGACTCATGATTTATCTCAAGAAGAGAGTTGGTGCTGTTGCTAGGCAAATCTTGTTTGACAATAATGTACAAGCAACATGGAATCGTTTTGTCGCAAGTGTAGACCCAATTCTGCTAGATGTCAAGTCCAGATTTGGAATAACAGAGTATAAACTTGTATTGGATGAGAAAACGACTACACCCGATTTAATTGATCGAAATATTATGTACGCTAAGGTATTTGTCAAGCCGGCTAGAGCTATTGAGTTCATTGCGATTGATTTCATTATAACAAGAACAGGAATTGAGTTCTAGACTATTTATTAAAGATTAAGGAGAAATAAACCATGGCATTTTGGTCAACAAACGATGTAGAACCTAAAAGAAACTTTAGATTTCAAGTACAAATTATCGGCCTTTCGGACGTAGGGGCACCAACAGATGTTCTTTGGTGGGCCAAGACTGTGACAACACCTAGCTTCGAAGTATCAGAAACAGAACACGACTATTTAGATAACAAATTTTACTTTCCGGGCCGAGTAACATGGTCAGAAGTAAGTATGACACTAGTTGATCCAATTTCTGTTGATGCTGTTAAGATCACTAACAAACTCTTAGAGGCTTCGGGTTATACCGTTAAAGCCAACGAGAACAGTCAAACGACGATGTCTAAAATGAAGGCAACCAACACTGCTCTTAAGAGAATAATCATAAGTGTGATGAATGCTGATGGTGATCCAATTGAACAATGGCAATTGAACAACCCATTTATTAAGTCTGCGAAATATGGAGACTTGGACTATGGGAATGATGAATTGCGAACAGTTGAAATGACCATTAGATATGATTGGGCTACATGCAACAACACCGAAACACAATTCGAACCTGTATAGGTGATAAATGGCTTTTTGGTCTAACAATGACATAGAACCGGTTAGGAAATACCGCTTCAAACTNGGAAACAAGTGGTGGTGGGCCAAATCAGTGTCAAAGCCTTCTTTTGATATTGCTGTCGAAGAGTATTTATTGATCAATCACAAGATAAAGTATCCCGGTGTTGTAACTTGGAGTGATATTGAGATTGTAATTGTTGATTTTACCGACGAAGATAACAAATCCGTACAAGCAAGACACCTCTATGAAACTTTTGAGGGTAGACTTTCATACAATTATGANTTNNATGGCNNNGNAANTGAAGGGTTTTCAAAGAAAATTATGATAGATGGAGTNAATGATGTTATGGATGCTGCTGGGTTTATTATAGAACAATTTGATGCAAACGGAAACCGGATTGAGAAATGGACCCTTATCAATCCAATGATAAAGTCTGTAAATTTTGGACAATTGGAGTATTCTTCCGATGATTTGTTAGAAATTTCCATGACTGTTGCGTATGATAGCGCAAAATTTGAACAAACTTAACTAAGAGGTATAAATGAGTAGAAATAACCAAAATAGGCTTGGGGGAAATACACCAACACCCTCCGAACCACCAGCACAAGCAACACAAAAGGCTTTTGACCCTTTAAGTTTTGTTGCACCCACAGAGTTCGTCGAACTACCATCGAAAGGAGCTTATCCAGTCGGCCATGCGCTGCATAATAAAGAAGTATTGGAGATAAGATTCATGACAGCGAAGGAAGAAGATATTTTATCTTCCCAAGCTCTGCTGAAGAAAGGATTGGCTATAGAAAGAATGCTTGATTCTTTGATTGTCGATAAAAGCGTCAAAGCAAATGATTTATTGACAGGTGATCGAAATGCTTTGGTTATTGCGGCTAGAATATCCGGATATGGCGCCAACTATAGAACACAAGTGTCCTGTCCCGCATGTGGAGAAAGAGATAACGTCAATTTTGATCTAAATAAGGCAAAAATAGAAGATTCGAAGGAAAACGAGACATTGGGACTGGTAAAGCTAACTAATGGAAATTTTTCTACAACGACGCCTTATTCGAAGTTTGAGATTGAATTTAAATTGCTAACTGGTAAGGATGAAAACTTTCTAGCTAAATTAATAATGGACAAGAGAAANAGAAAGATGAGAGAAACTGCTCTTACCGANCAATTCAAGATTATGATAGTGTCGATTGAAGGTCACTCAGATAAATCAATTATTGATCGGTATGTAGATAATATGCCCACGATGGATTCACGTCATATCAAGGCTTGTTATAAAATTGCCTCTCCAGATGTTAAAATTACAGAAGATTTTACATGTGGTTCCTGTAGTTATCAGCAGGAATTGGAGGTGCCGTTTAATACGGACTTTTTTTGGCCTGACCGATAAATATTCTGAGGCTCTTTATGAGCAGATATTTATTATGAAACATTATGGCGGATGGTCTTTCATTGAAGTCTATAACCTCCCAGTTGGCTTGAGAAACTGGTTTTGTGAAAGAATGAAGAAGCAATATGAAGAAGAAAAAAAGCAAATGGATAAATCATCCAAACGAAGAAGATAGTGCTCTGCAAGGGCATTTTTTTATTAGTACTAATTAT